ATGCCGTTGACGCGCGGGCCAGACGGTAGCCTTGGCGTCCAAATGTATCAAGCGCAACAGGGCGCGGCTAATTCCGCCCCTGCCGTGCAAGTGAACGTGATCAACAACGCGCCCAACACGACAACCCGCGAAGAAAGCCAAAAACAAAGCGACGGCACGGAAATTCGCAACATCATTATTGACACAACCCGCGACGGCATGGCGAACGGTGAATTTGACGGTGTGCAAGCTACTCGCTACGGTACGCGGCAACAGAAGGTAATTCGCTAATGTCTGATCCACTTTGGCCCGATGGGCTGCGAACGGCGGGCGCGTTGAACGTAGCAGGCGGGCCGCAATCGAACATTGACGCATATCAACCCCAAATCGGCCCGGCTATTACGCGCCGAAAAACAACATATGTTGTCAAAACGTATGAAGTCGAATTGACCGCAATTCCGGCAAGTGAGCGTGATATTTTCTTGACGTTCTTTCACACAACTTTGAAAGACGGAAATTTGCCGTTTATGTGGGTTGATCCGATGATTGGGGCTAACCCTTCAACGGTTTATCAACGCTGCAAGTTCTTGCCAATTTCCGAAGATCGGGCATACAATGAAGCCCGTGTTGCACCTGGACTGTTTACCATCGGGCTAAAGGTCATGTTGCTATGACACGGGAAATCAGCGAAAGTTTCAGGGAAGCAATTGACACGCAAGAAAGCGAAGTCTTTCCGATTGTTTTCCTTGAAATAAAACACCCTTCGTTATTGGAAAGCGTTCGCATTGTTCAGAACGGTGCGAACATTAAACTTGACGCAAGCGACCCCGATAACCGCGCGTATCAGGGCTTTGATTTCGATATTTCAATTCTTGCCGATAGCGACAAGCCGCCTTCGGCGCAATTGCGCGTCCAGAATATTGACCGTCAAATTGGCGTTGTTTTGTTGGATATTTCCGAACCTGCCATAATTGACATGCGAATTTTTTCATCTGCGCTTTTTGACGAAAGTGTAACACCGCACGAACCGCTTGCACCAAATCCGGTTGCCGAATATACGGCGCTTAATCTCTACCTTATTGACGTTGAAATCAAGAATGATTTTGTAACCGGGACGCTTAAAACCTGGGAATATACGCAAGAAACTTACCCGACTATTTTTGCAACAGAAGACCGGACGCCGGGGCTTTACTGGTGATCGGTTGGGAAAGCAAATATACGATTGCGCCTTTCAAGGATCACGGGCGCGATTTATCCGGTCTTGATTGTTGGGGCTTGGTTCGGCTAGTATATCTGCAAGAGTTGAACATTGCCTTGCCGGAATTCGCCGAAATCAGCCCTTCAGACTTGCGGCGCGTTGCCTACATGATTGACGGCGCTAAAGACAGTGAGGAATGGTCAAGTGTTGATCGGCCAAATCTGAAGCCTTTTGATGTTGTTGTAATGTCACAATATGGCGGAATTAGAAACGCGCATGTTGGGCTGATCACAAACGCCGGAAAGCTGATGCACATTGAAAAGGGTTCAAATGTTCTGGTGTTGCCGCTGGATCATTTCACGATAAGGGAACGGGTTAAATGCTTTCGCAGACACAAAAGCCGGGTATTGCCTTAATCTATCGTGACCCCTTTTGCCTCAAATCGCCGCGTTTTGAAACTTGGTCTGAAAAACGTTCCATTTCTGAAATCATCGCTTTGGCCGATTGGTTGCCGTCTGATTTTGCGCAGGTTGGCACGGTATCGCTAAACGGTCATGTTGTGCCGCGTGATCTGTGGGCCAAGGTGTATCCGCGCCCGTCCGAAACCGGAACCGACCTTATTTTTCAAGTCGCCGTCCAAGGTGGTAAACAAGGCGGAGTAAAGCAGATTTTTGCATTCGTCGCGGCCTTGGCGCTTACGTTTGTGACACAAGGCATCGCAGGCGGATCATTGGCTAAGTTCTTGGGGGCGTCGTTTGCCAAAGGCACGGCAGGGGCGCGGCTTGCGGCGGCTGGTGTGTCGATTGTAGGGGGATTGGCCGTCAATGCCCTGTCATCGGTGCCAGTGAGCGGCGCAAGCGTCGTGGGCAGTGATCAGACCGCGACAACGCTAAACCCTGCATCGGTGCGCGGCAACGTGTTGCAACAGAACGCGGCAATCCCGGCAGTCATCGGGACGCGCAAGATTTTTCCGCCCTTCCTGGCTGAACCGATCGTTGAAATGGTTGGGCAAGACGAAATTATAACGGCCATTCTTGGTCTAGCCGGGCCGCACAAGCTGGAAACAATCCGGGTTGGTGATGCGCTGGCATCAGACGCCGGAACCGATCTATCAATCCTGACCTATGACGGGTTGCCGGAAAGCCCTAAAATTGACATTCCCGACAGATACGGAAAAACGTTTACCATTGGCGCGGAAATGTCAACGCATGGCGTCAAGGCAAGCGATGGCGCAAACTATGCCGGGCCGTTGCCTGTTTGGCACTCATTTTCAACGGCGGAAAATCCAAACGAAAGTTGGTTGCATCTTTACATTGCCGGGCTGGTAAAAGATGACATATCAACCGAAACTTTGCGAATTCCGTTTCGCATTCGTATGAAGTTGCGCGGCGCGTCAACATGGCGTGAGTTGCCTGAATTTCACTATAAAGACAATTCGCAAAGTCAGAAACGAATTCAAATCAAATTTATGTTTGGTGAAGCATTCGGAGCGGGTTTGCCCGTCCCGCCTGCAACAAACGGATGGGTTGAAGCGCGTAAGACCGTTCCGCTTTCGGGCGGCGGTTCTTGGGCTTGTGACAGCTATTTTTCGGCGGGTTCTGGAAATGATGTTTACAAAGACGGAACGCAAGCAACAACCAATCTAAGAAACATTCTTTTGATTGATAACACAATGCATGTTTGGCTAGATGCAGCCGATTGGACGCCTGGAATTTATGACGTTCAAATTATACGCGGCGCAACTTTCCGCGATAGTCAATTTGTTTCCAGTTCTTACGAATTGAACGGATCAATTCAAGACTTTTACGATGTTCCGCCCGGTGATTTAATGCCGCTTAGTCGGTCTGGTTTGATTGACCGTGTAACGTTGGTCAGATGCGTAAACATTCGTTATCAACAGCCGATCAATGAAAAGAATTTGGCGCTGATTTATATTACTGCAAAAAACAGGGAAGTTGATGAAACTTCGGTAGTTGCCTCTGGTTATGTGCGCGACTATGACGGCACAAAATGGGGGAATATGATAACAACGTCAAACCCCGCGCCGCATTTTCGCAACATTTTGACAGGTTCCCTGAACAGCGACCCTTTGCCCGAAGTAATGCTTTGGGAACAATCTTTGATCGAATGGCGGCAATTCTGCATTGACGAAGATTTGACTTGTGATCTGATCTTGGAAGGTGGTTCTATTTTTGAAATCTTGCGCATCATTGCGTCTTGCGGGTTTGCTTCCCCATACCAATCCGAAATTTGGGGCGTAATCATTGACAAGGATAGAAGCGACGAACCGCCCGAACAAACTTTTACACCGCGTAATTCAAATAACTATTCGGTTAGGAAAATGTTCAATCGCCTAGCGGCGGGGCTGCGTCCAAATTACAAGGATCAAGATTATGAATACACTGGAAAACAGATTATCGTTTATGCAGATGACGCAAATTCATCAGATGCACTAACGGAACAGGTTGAATATTTGGGGCTAGTCAAACGCAGTAAGATTGAACGCCGGGCGAAGATTGATCTTCGTCAAGCGCGAATGCGGGCGGCTCTGCACTCATTCAATACGAATATCGCATCTTTGGCAATTCGTCGCGGTTCGCTGATAGCAGTTGCGAATGATGTAATTATGCAATATCAAAACCAATCCGCAAGAATTACATCAGTAACGCTTGACGGTAGCGGGTTTGTTACAGAAGTAACGCTTGATAGCCCTGTTACAATATATGACGAAGCTGACCTGTATGATGTGAGCGATTTCTATTTGACAGATGACATTTATTTGATCGGGATGATTAGTGGAATTGCAATCCGAAATTCACTAGGGGTTCTTACACGGCATAGGGTTGATATGGTTACTGGCGAAACTTCAACCATAACGTTGCTTGAACCAATTGAAATTGATCCTGATAAATACAAACCCGGAAATCTGGTTATCGTCGGTACAATCGAACGTGAATATAGACGCTTGATTGTGACCGACATTCAATATACAGAAAAGAAAATCGCAACCATTACGGCAGTTGACGAAGCGCCGGAAATTTGGAGTTGAGAAGATGGCAGATAGAACATTCTGGACGGGTTTGGAAGCAACCGGGCCGAACGGGCGCGACAAAACAACGAAAGAGGCTGAACACTTTGACACACTGTTCAATTCTATCATTCTTCGGCCAACAGTAATCAGTAATTCCGGTAATGATTACACGATTACAATTGATCCGGCGTTGAACGCCGGAACCGACGTTTTGCCGCCTATGTCATTTTTTATCAAGCCGAATGCCAACAATTCCGGTAATGTGAGAATTCGTGTTACTTCCTTAAATCCTTATTATGAATTGTTGAAGTCAAACGGCGAACAATTCGCAAGTGATCAATTCCGGTCAGATACAAATTATTTTATTGTCTATTTGGACGGTAAATTCTATTCGCTTTCTGATCCGAATAACGCGGATTTGTCAAACGAAAAATTTAAGTATGTCCTGACAACTTCGGGAACACTTGATATTTCGCTGATTAAATCAGCAAAAGACCCGAATACGCCCGTGCTTGTTCAAGCGTGGGCCGGCGGTGGCGGCGGCGGTAGAAATACGACTTCAGGCGGCGGCGGCGGCGGCGGGGCATACACTGAATTTTGGTATACTTTGAACGATTTGCCAGACGTAATTTCCTATACCATTGGTGCGGGTGGGGCCGGGCGGTCAGGTTCGGCAGGCAACGGTCTTAACGGTGGTAACACTATTTTCAACGCAACACTATACGCATATGGTGGATTAGGCGGCGTTCTCAGTACAGGCGGCGCGGGCGGTGGTTCGCTCGGCGGCGGTGCAGGGGGTGCGGTGGCAAACTCAGATGCTACAGACATTCATGGCGGTGGCGGCGGTGGTTCGGTAGGATCCGCAGGCGGTGCCGCATCATGGGGTGGCGGCGGTGGCGGCAGTGACAGTAGCAGCACAGGCAACCGATCTGGCGGCATCAGTAAATTCGGGGGGTCAGGTGGTACAGGGTCATTTGTTGCGGCGAACGGTTCAGTTCCGGGCGGTGGTGGCGGTGGCACAAATAACGGTACTGGTGGCAACGGGGCGCGCGGCGAAATTCGGGTGACAATCTTCTGATATTGGGTTATGCAGATCGGTAGACAATCCAAGGGCTAACACATGCGCTACCTGTACCCAAGGCAAAGACAGATTGAAGTCATCGGCGCTTTCTATGCCTTGGGTATGGGGTCTTATATCGGGCTTTCGGCGGTCATACACGGGACGCCTCCGATTGGTTGGTTAGGGTTGCCGCAAATCTGGCAATACATCATCGCAGCGGCGCTTTGCAATTTGGCGATGGTTTGGGCTTTGGGTATCAAGATCAATGGTCGTTGGTGGTTAAGCCCGTTTCTTCGGTTATTTGCGATGGTCGGTTTTTTTGGTTTTGCGGTACTTGCCACTGTGAAAGGCAACGGTTCAAGTGCAACATATACATACGGTTGGATTACGTTTTTTCTTGCGTTGGGTGCCAAGAATGCAGCACTTGATTGCTTAAAATCTTGTCAACGCAAGGGAATGAAATGGGCGAAACTGGCATAATTGAAAAGGTTCTCGAAAGGGTTCCATGGGATGCGGTGCCATGGCTTGCGCCCGTCCTAATCGTTGTGCTGTTGATGCGCAAAGAAATTGGTTCGCTGCTGTTTTCCGGTCGTAACGAAACGGCAATGGAAAATCTTATGCTGCGCATGTGTGGGCTATTTGAAAAGAACCTTGAATATTTCGGACGTGTTGAAGGTGGTGTTGAGGATATGTGCCGCAATCAACAAACTATTATTGAAATAGTGCGCGATATAAACCGCACACAACAACGTGTGATTGAAGAAATGGTTAGGGGAAGAAAATGAAACAGAATGAAGAATTCGTGTTGCAATGCCTTGGAATGTCTGAAGGCGGCTTCGTTGTCGATAAGGGCGGGCCAACAGATCGTGGCATTACGCAGCGGGCGTTTGATGCGTATAACGAAGCGCATGGCCTTCCCCTGCGGTCGGTCAAGGGTATCAGCAAAACGCTTGCTGAAAAAATCCTTGTTGAAAACTATTTCACCCCTGTTCGTTTCAACGAATTGCCGCATGGTCTAGATTATACGTTGGCGGATTATTCTGTCAATTCCGGGCCGTCGCGGGCGATTAAAGACCTGCAACGGGAAATTGGCGTCAAAGCTGATGGCGTTTTCGG